AACCTGTATATCCAGTAGGACCTGTGGCCCCAACTGCTCCATTCGGACCTGTGTAACCAGTAAAACCAGTGTAGCCTGTCGGTCCTGTTACAGTAGAGGCTGCTCCATTCGGACCTGTGTAACCAGTTGGACCGATAGGACCTGTATAACCTGTGAAATTTCCTGGTCCAGTATATCCAGTAGGACCAGTTGGACCCAGAGGGCCTGTATAGCCAGTTGGTCCAGTATAACCTGTGTAACCAGTAAAATTACCTGGACCTGTATAACCAGTAGCGCCTGTGGGGCCTATCGGACCTGTGTAACCTGTTTCTCCAATAGGACCAGTGTAACCAGTAGGGCCTGTGTAGCCTGTAAAATTACCAGCGCCAGTATAGCCTGTTGCTCCAGTTGGACCTAGAGGGCCTGTGTAGCCTGTAGGACCGATTGGCCCAGTGTAACCTGTAAAACCTGTCGCTCCTGTGGGACCGATTGGTCCTGTGTAACCAGTGGGGCCTAAAGGACCAGTGTAACCAGTTGGACCAGTGGGGCCAGTAGGACCCAAAGGACCAGTATAGCCAGTAGGGCCAGTGGCTCCGATCAATTCATCCTTTGTGGCCTTTTTTGTTTCGTTAGCGGCAATATCGACAAAAGGAATCCAGTCAGTTGCGGCTGGTGTTCCTGTGGTCAATTCGCTTATTTTTTTATCAGGCATATTTTTAAGCTTTACTATCGTTAGTATATAAATTATCTGGGACATTATTATAACTCGCTTGCAGCTCTATTTTAAATCCGCTTTCTTGAAGCAGATATGACAAAGACTGTTGAAGGAGATAATAAACCCCAAAGTCGAAAGTTGATGCTGGTTTTGTGTCGTTTGAAAAACTCATAATTATTCAAAGTTCTGTTTTTTAGCGGTAATCTCTACTGGGTTATCATCTTTGTATCTCTCGGAATAAAATTCCTCTAACTGTGCTGAGGCTTTATCGTAATTCTTGATTAATAAAGGTAGGGTAGGGGAATTGGGCTGATTGATCTCTAGCCATGAAATAGCTGCTCCTAAACCGACCATTGAATGGAAAGGAGAGGCAAATCCAGGGACCTCGGTGGTGTCATCGTAGGCAAAGTCCACTGCATCTCTTGAAAAGAAAACTTTTAATCCGCCAGTAGAGGCATAATTAGGGACTGGTAAAAGTTCGATTGTATCTCCATTCAAGAAATACCCCTCAGGAGTTCCGTTTTGAGTTTCTAAGTAACCAAGAGCAGCGCTACCTTTTTCCTTGCTAATTGGATCAAGCTTTTTCCAATTTCCATTAGCATCTTTGATTTCTATTCTCTCGACAGTCAGCGCAGTTGCAGGCAAAGCATATCTATAAGTCCCAGACACTAAATCGGTAACACCTTGAGGAAGATCTGTCTGTTTGCTGTCATCCCAGCGCCAAGTCCCAGAGGCAGAAAATATCAAAGACCAAATATCACTGACCGCATCATTCGCGTAGGTGGTAAATTCTTTTAATAAAGTTGTATCTCCGCTAATTGACCCATAACCAAGAGAAGTTTTCTTCTCCATATATTGGATCAATCCTTGAAGATTTGTTGTGTCGTTAAATTGAATATGATTATTTAATGAAGGATAAAAATTGTTCTAAATTATTGTTACCTTTACCATATTTATTATGGAATTTTTTGTGGCAATTTGAACAAAGAGTTACCCCATTATTGATGTTAAAAATTAATTTGATATTATTATTAAAACTTTCGATATGATGTGCCTCTAAATTACCTCCTCTATCACTACATTTCTGACATGACCATTTATCTCTTAAAAATATTTTAGTTCTCCATTTTTTATATCTGACACTTCCCCTAATAATATTATTAATTTTACTTTTTCCTCCATCCCATCTAGGATTATTTTCTCCCATCATTATACCAGAATGTCCTATCCCCTTACATTTCCTGCTGCAATAAATTGCTTTAAGATATTGGCTTACTCTTATTCTTTTTTCTCCTTGTTTAGTATTTCTCTTTATATCTTTATGGCAAATAATACATTGTCTAATATTTATTATTTTCTTTTTTTCTGATCTTCTATCCATGTTATTTTAATATTTTATCAAATACTTTTTCCCATTTGTAAATGTGATCCTGTATTCTCCACTCTTTTTGAATATGATCATAAGCATTCTGGCCTATTTTATCCCTTAATTCCTCACTCTTAATCAATTTATCTAACTTTTTAACCCATTGATTGGTATTAGAGGCAAGAAAACCAGTTTTTCCGTCAGTTATCGTCTTAACTCCCTGTATTTTTTTGTAATAAGGGTAAACTTTTGAAGCTACCGCTGGGATCTTAAAGGTCGCGTATTCCATCCATTTGATATGGCTCTTATTGCGGTTAAACTCGTCATTGATCAGCGGACAAATACCGATATCCCATTTTCTTCGAGAAAGTGCGCGTGGATATTTTTTCCAGCTCGGAGTCCCACCAATAACCTTGACTCGGTTAAACATTTCATCGGTAAATTGATCAAATAGTTCTTTAATCATATAAAGTTCGATTCCGCCCATAAATTCCAAGTGCAGATTATGGTATCTATCCATTAAGATTTTTAGCGCTGGCATAACAAGTTTCAAATCTCCTAAATGGGTCGTTGATCCTTGCCATCCGATAATAATCTTATTTCTATCGGCATTTTTTCGGTGGCTATATTTAAATTCTGCAAAGTCATGACAATTAGGCAAAACATCAGGGACTATTTTCTTTTTGTTGTGCTTCTTAGACCATTTTTCGTAATAATCTGCCAAAGGCTGAGTCGAAACGATTAAATGAGTCGCAAGCGATAAATAAGCGCTTAGAATTCCTTTTTTTTGGCTTCCAGGATGATAATATTTATAACCTGGCTGATCTGGGCGCACTTCGAAATAGTTGTCATCAAGATCCACTATCAATGGTTTCTTAAAATGATTAGCCATGAAGCACAGCGCAGAGGCCGCTTGAGGGTTGTCCACCGCTTTGGTAACTACTGCATCATATTCTGTAAAAAGTTTGGTAAAGATCTGGGCTAAATCGCCTGGCCAATCCTTGATTTCTTTTCCGATAATATCAATCTGATATTTCGTAATATATTTGGCTGGTTGAATCAATCTGTAATAACCGACACCGCTATATTGTTTATCTTTAGTATTGTTCCAAGTGTTTTCTATGAATGCTATTTTTTTCATATTTAATTGCCCTCTTAATAATTAAATAATATCTATAATTCGTCTGATCCCTTGCTCCAGGCTGACTTTAGTCTTTACACACCCTACTGGAGTGTCCTGGATATAAGAATCAGGTTTATTTATGTAAATTGGTTCGATCTTAGTGCCTAAAACTTTATTAATGATTGAAATTACTTCATTAAAGCTGGTATTTACTCCAGTTCCAAGCTCCACAATTCCAGTCCGACCTTCGGCCACTAGATCCATAATGTTGTCGATGACATCGTCTATGAAAATGAAATCTCTCGTCTGAGTTCCATCTCCCCAAATCACTGGGCGCTCTCCGCGCTTCATTTGCTTACACCACTGATAAATGATTGATGCATACTCTCCCTTATGTCCTTCTCCTGGCCCATAGGAGGCTGAAATTCGCAATCCTAGAGCTTTTAGACCATAGGCCTGGTGTATTTCCTCCAAACAAGCTTTACAGCGCGCATAGGAGTTATTTTTGTTGTTTACAGTCGCGCTAGATGGATAAATCAGGTAGGCTCCATGTTCTTTGCAGAACGATGCCATTGATAGGAAGCTTCCGATAGTTTCTCTTAGGCAATAGTCTAAATTCTTATTAAACAGAATGACCGATGATGGAGATCCAAAGAAATATACCGCCTCGTTTCCTTTTTGAGGGGTGGTGTCGAATTCTCCCAGTCTTTTAGCAATCTCTTTTCCGAGAAAGCCATTTCTGCCTAATAAACAATTTTTCATAAATATTTTTTCCTAGTTTGCTCGGCTTGCGCCAGCTGCTCGCCTGTTATTTTTTGAGTGATCTGCCCTTCATGGACTGTGTAATTTGCTAACACTCTGTCGGTCCATATTGGTTCGTATTTTTTACCTATTCTTAGCCAATATTCGTAATCTGATGTTAAGTCTTGGTCCTCGCACATACCCCCTAGTTCGTTATACAAATCTCGTTTCCAATAAACTGCTGGCTGTGGGACTATGTTGTTTTGCTTCAATCTCTCGTAGTTATAAGTTTCTCCGTATAATTGATCCCCCATCAGAATTCTACCGACTAACCATTTATGACCTCCGATGTTGTCTATCACGAATCTGAATGTCCCAGGCGCTATCAAATCGTCATCATTGGCCCAGACAAATATATCTCCTGTCGCTTTCGCCATCGCTTGGTTCATCGCATCTGTAATTCCTCGGTCCCTGCCGCCTATATATCTGATCCGAGCATCTTTAGGGAGTAAATGCTCGATTGAATCTCCGCCATCCTTAACTATTATTTCGAAATTGTCATAATCCTGAGCGAGAATTGCCTCAACCGCCTTAACGATGAAGTCTGGTCGGTTAAAAGTTGGCATGAAAGCAGAAATCTTCATAAATTTTCATATATTGCATGGTAAATTGATTGGTTCCCCTTGTCGTTTCTCTCGATCATGCTATCTAGGAGCTTAAATCCCTTCAAATACTTCTTAACCATGTCCTCATCCCATAGATCATAATGGCATGGGCTTAAATAGTCATCGAAATTAACCTGGAAATACAATTTACAACCTTTTTTAAGCACTCGCTTGATTTCTGAGATCATTTTATCTGGATTCGGAGTATGGTCGATCACATTACAGCAGAAAACATAGTCGAAATAGTCCTTTGGGAAAGGTATTTCCTCTCCGCTGGCGGTCAAATAAGCTACATTTCCATCCTTTTTATAGTCATAAATCTCATTATACTTGTCATTTAAAGGGTCTATGGCTACTATCTGATTCTTTAATCCGCTAAACACCGACACTAATCCATTACCTAGATCAAGGCCTATTCCATCGCGGTCAGGCAAATCAGGAAAGAATTTCATCTTTATTTTTCCGTCAGCGACTCTAAACTCTGGATAGGCTTCCGAATAAATGCTTCTCCAAAAATCTAGTTCGTGTGTTTGCTTAATCTCCATATTTTAGATCTCGATATAGGGGACTTATTACTAAGGGGATCCCTAGTTCTCGGCATGAATTAACTTTCTCAGGGACATTTCTCACATCCCAAACAAACAAGTGGATCAAATCGTATTTTAACATCTCTGCTTGGCTCTCGCGGTATTTATCGATTATATCAACTTCTAGTCCCAGTTTCCTGAGGCTCTCCGCTGTCTTCTGGACCTGGATAAAGTCCCCACCGATTCCGTCTATTGGCCTTGTCCATAATAACACCTTCATAAATTTCTTTTATTTCCTGGGCTACATTTTCCCATAAATAATGTCTGACTAAATCGCTTGGGCTTCCAATAAGCTCCGATCTTAGGGTGTCCTTCTTCTTAATCGATGTTTCAATCGCGGCCTTAATGCTTTCTTGGTTATCAAACTCGCATAAAGTAACACAAGCTGGTTTCCATTCGCTATGGTCCGTTAAAACAATACTGCAATCCTGGGCCATCGCTTCCATTACTACTAAGCTCATGATCTCAGCGCGTGATGCTAGGCACATTACCTCACAAGTCGCGTAGAGATTGATCAGTTCTTTCTGGTTCTGGGGACCAATTAAGATCCCTCCTTCGGCCTCGACTAATTTACTATATTCTTCATCGTATCTTTCGCCAGCGCAGATATATTTCTTTCCTAATTCTTTACAGGCTTTAGCTGTCGCGAGCTGACCCTTAGAAGGTTCGACTCTGCCGACAGTCAGAACAAATTTCTCATTAGCTTTTACTCTCGGTTTCTTAAACCAGGATTTATCGATTCCGTTCATTACGAAGTGGACTTTCTTTCGATCTATTTTTAAATGTCTTTCTGCTCTAGCCAGTTCGCCTTCATTTAAGAAAATAAGCGCATCCGCCACATCGGCCATGATTTGCTGTTGGTCATAAGGAATAAATTGATCACTTTCATGATAAATCATAGAAACTACTAAAGGTTTTTTATGGATCTCAGCCATTATCACTGCGTATTTGGCCCAGATCATACTAAAATTCCAAGTATGAATGATATCAAATTCTCGGACCCTGATCGCTGGACTTAAGAGGGGAGTTTCGATTATTTCGATCTCCATCCCTAAGTTACCTAAATGCTCGGCTGTCTTTAACATCTGGACATAATCTCCACCGATCCAAGCGCTCTGAGGTCTGTTTGTATATAAAATCTTCATACCTTTCCTTTTTTCTTATAATAAGCATCAAGATCATCATCAGACATTGTTAAAAGGTTATAGGTTTCTTCGTCTGCTAGCTTAGCGACAAAGGCCTTAGCCATACTTGTAACTGTTTCAATACTTCTGTGAGGTCTGCCGAAATCATCAGTGTAACCTGGATCAGCTTCCTCCCTGATCTCCCTACTAGGGCAGGCGCAGATATCTAACTGCTTCCCACTCTTTGGGTCGTTGTAGCGGACACTCATGATGTCTTTAACATTATGTTGTGAAAGATCGACTATCTCGATATGCTCGCTTACTTCTTTTTTGAGCTTCTGCTCAAAGTCTTCTATTTTCATAAACTTGCTTACCCTCTTGCTCGGCTTCTGAGGAGGGCCACAGAGCCGAGCAAGCAAGTATATTAAATTAATAATCTTGTAAATTCGTTAGGCAGTTACACCAGTTTGAATCTTGATGATCCAATTAGCGTTTAATACCTTAGCAACGAAAGTAGCTTTCCAGCCGATGGTTGAATACAAATCCAAAGGATTGGAAGTGTCATTCATGCCAGGATTCTTTACATAAATCCTCTTATCAGGTTGGCCTGCTAAGTTTATTGTTCCGTATGCATTCGCTCCGAAGACATAGGTTTCATAAACATTAACAGTAGAAGCTACATACACCTCGTTGTTAGTTTCAACGAAGCGAACACCATGCAAAGCGCCAACTTGGCCATTCTTATAGAATTCTGTGTTTACATAGGTGTTGGCAGCTAACCAATCGCTGTTACCACGAAGATCATAAGCCGCGGAAACAGGCATGATTCCTCGGAAGAAACCATCACTGAAAGGCTTGGCTTTATTTTGCTTCAAAGTTCTAGCAGCTTTACGGATTTCTGCGCCTGTCAAAGTGTCAGTAGCGGCTACCGCTGTCAATACCTTGCCACTCACGATTTGAGCAGTTCCGCCAGCTGACAAAGCTGCGGCAATTAAAGTATCAAGGGTTTCTCCTGCGTTTTGACCCATAACTTCGACATGTTCTTTCAAACCGACATCAATAGATGTCATATCGAATAGGCTAGAAACGACAGTGTAGGTCCCATATTCGGCCACAGTTGCGCTAACAATAGTGGAAGACATGGAAACTGCAGAAGGGCTAGTCCCTTCGGTTAAGGCAGTAGTTGCAACTGCCAAAGGAGAGAATCTATTAAAGTAAACAGTTTTACCACTGTTTAGAGGAACAGATTTCTTCTGTGCGCCATAATCATAGCGGATGTCGGCTTCTGCGCGATCAAGGAACACCTTGTCGTAGAAGATCGACATTAACTGGGTTAAACCAGTAGTCGTTGAGTTTGCACTCATATTCTTAATATTTTAAGTAACGATTTTGGTCGTTTACTTCGGCTGCGCTTTAGGCAAGATCTTTTCAAGCTCGGAAACAGGCATGTCCCTGAGTTGGTCGTGAGTGAATTTCTTCTCCACTTCACTACCGCCTCCAGTGTCCTCGCCAATAGTGGCTTTCTCAGCCGCAGACTTGGCGCGCATTTCGGTTATCCCAGCCATAATGATTGGGTCCTCTAAGGCTTTAACTCCTCCGTATTTCTGTAAAACAGAAATTTCTTCGTCATTATAACCTCTGGATCTCAAGTCGATGGCCTCTAAACGATCTGAATTTGGATCATCAGCCGATGGTTTTTTAGGTTCTTTACTAATAGGTTCAAAAGTTATTGGATCAAGTAATCCAGCCTCCACCGCCTTAGAGCGGTAGGCTACTTTCTGATCTATCGCCTTTGAAAGGCTCTTTTGTGATTCAATTCGATCCGCAACGATCTTGTCGATTACTACCTTGTTAGTTTCATCCTCAGGATCTAGGCCGAATTCTGTAATCACATTTGCTTTAACCTCCTCTGTGGTCAAGACTTTTTTGTTGTCATCTGACATAATCTTTTTTTTGTTCTCATAGCGAAGCCTCTGCCTTTCTATGAAATTATATTTATAAGCCTATCTGGCTTAATTGTGGTAGCCGAGGAATCGAACCTCGGAATAACCATTCTACCTACTCGTTGGAATCTCTAGGGTCGCTCCCTGATGGATTGGCCTTAGAAGCGAGTAATTTAGCATCTCCAAAAAATGAAGTAACCAGCGCGTGAAAGTGTTTCCTGGCGCGGATCTCTCCTTTTATTGAAAGTGCAGTGTCGTTTATATTTAAATTATCAATATCCTTTAATGGCTCAATATAATCTAAAAACATATCTTCGACCAAGTGCCATTCTGGATCTCGGAAGAATTTATCTCTCAGAGCTTTCATTTGTTCTGCGGTATATATTTTAGCCATATTATTGCATCATGTTAGCCATCGGTCCTGGCATCGCTGGCGCTGCTGGAGCTGCTGGAAGTTCTCCAGCTTGGACCATTTGGCTGTTTTGTTCTTTTAAGTTAGAAGCAGCTTCTAGTTTTAATGGACTAATACCGCTCTTTTCGGCCCATTCGTAGATCAATGTCTTTAATACTGGATCTTGGAGTAAACCAGGACTCTTAGCCAAAGTAGTGATCACTGTGAATAAGTTAGAAGTAACCAAAGGCATATCTTCTTGCTCGTTCTGAGTGTTTATATCAAAGTCAATGTCTGCGTTCTTATAAAAACCTTTCTTGATGATGATAAATCTATTGCCTCCTTTTTTCTTGATCTCAGCTAAAACCTTCTGCTTCATTTCTTCTGGCTCGACATATTTACCTGATAGCATTTGCTCGATTCCTCTTGTTTTAACAATATTATCAGCGAAAAGATTATCTAATTTTGCTAACTCCTCTGGACCTCCGATAAAATGCATAATATGTTCTGGAGTCAGTTCTTTAATGGCTTGAGGGATTACTTCATCATTGAAAAAATCTCTATACATATTGCCGAGATTTTCGCGCTTAAACATGTAAACAGATGACGAGCTTCTTTCCTGAATAATCGCATTAGTAGCAGGAGTAGAGCTAGGCAAAGCTTCTCCGCGAGTCGCATCATAGGCAAAAGTTAAATCATTAACCTGCTTCGCGTATCTATTCTCCTCAGATTGAAAAGCTGGGAGATTGCGTTCCTCGTTAGCCAGTGGTGTCAAACCACCTTTAGGGCCAGCGAGAATAACCGCGCCATCGACCAGATCTCTCATGATATTTTTAACGACTGTCTTGTCTTGAGTCTGGAATATATGCATCGAGCTGATCTGCATTGATGTTCTCTTTTGGTTGGTCAATTCGTTTACTCTCTCCTGGATTGGAAATAAATCTTCAATAACACCGATTCCTAAATAACGACCTGGAGTCTTATCGTAGTGGAAATCCTTAAAAGGCCATTCTCCATACCATTTAGACTTAAACAAAGTAACTCCATTCTCTCCCAGGTAAACACTATTCTGTTCTCCGCCAAGCTGAATGCTGTTCTGTCCGCAAACAATAAAGACTGCTCGGACCATTTCTTGGCCTTCTTCGTTGCTAGGGTTATCTGTTAGCCAAGACTTTGGGACTTCTCCAAATCGCTCTAAAACCTTGATATAAGGGGTAGAAACTACCTGATTCATCATTTCAGAATTGACATAACTATCAGGAGCTTTATTTGTATAAAACTTAGAGATAGCTTCCTCGACTGCATCCTTATCCCAACCATCGGCTATCTTCTTGCGCATTTGAGAGGGGGTTAGGTTGTGTTCTATATCAACGAATCGGCTATCTTGAATAGTTTCGACTGTCGGATCCATGAAGACATACCTAAGATCCTGGACCTTAGCGCCTCCTTTAGTCTTACGAAGCAAAACAGTCCCATAAATAGGAGCCTCAGCTGCTATCTTATTCATGATGTTAGCCACCTTATTGGTTTTCATCCAATACTTTAATTCTTTCTCCAATAGGAAGGCGGCCATCTCGCTATTAGCATTGTTAGCCAATAAACGGATATCTTTAGTATCGAAATTCAAAAACCGACTCGCGACCTTGCAAGGCGGTTTTACTACATTGAAAAATATCTTTTTGTTACCAGAAGAATCCACATCTCCGCTTACAAATTTAGAATTGTAATACAGGTGGATTTTCTTAATGGTTTGGTATTGATTAAAACTGTAACCATCGACAATGGAAATAAAGTCATCAGTAAAACTTCGGACTTCGTTTCTAATCATCGCGTATATGTTTTGTGGAGTCATACTATTCGTTTTGATTTATGCTCAAGGCCCTGTGCGTTGCCACTTCATTAATGAAAGTGGGATCTTCGACTAGGATCTTGTTAAGCTCGAACCACATCCGCATCATGAGATTATCGGAATAATCTGGAGAGCGGCCTATGAGTTCTTTTATCTTATCTTTTGAAACTACTTTTAATTTGCCATCCTTATCCATGTCCTCGCGCTTAATCTGTTCAAGCTCCTCGACAATATACTCTCTCACTCCATCCTCTAGACATGCCTCGTTGTTTTCATTGACTGATTGAATGGCCATTTTATGATTATTGACATATTGGCTCAGTAGATAACAGCACTGGGTTTTTAAGTTCTGATAATTCTCTTTGGCTTCTGGATCGTTACTGATAGCCACTGAGTTGGCTGTGAAGCCATTAACTCCCTGTAATATATCAACCACTCCGCCACCAATTCCATCTTCATCAACGATTATGTGAGAAAAGGGGACTTTAGTTCTGACCGCCAGATCTCTAATCTCCTTCGCGGATTCGACTATACTTAGTTTGCGGAAGGTCAGTATCTTAATAACTCTCAAACCTTCCCATAGCATGATAACTGTTTTGTCCGACCCATAGCGCGCAATATCCGCTGTGATGAATCTGTCGGCTGATTCTGGGACTGTGTTGGTAAATAGATCCACGATATAGTTATAAACCATTAGAGATGACGGATCAGAGTCATACTCCCAGTTTCCAAACATTAACCTTTCTTTAAGCGCCTTATCAGTAATCGAAGACAGCTGTTTCTTGTAGTCTTCGGAGTTAAATGGATTATCGTTATGTAAAGCCTGTATAAAAGCATATTCAGACGGCAGTTGGTTTTCTTTCCAAAGCTTGTAGAAAATAACATATAGCCAGTTCTTAGTCGGATTGCAGGTCAATAGGATCTTAGGAGTCAGTTTGTATTCGGTGTTCATGTGTCTTCCGACTCTAACCTTTAGAACATCGAAAGCTTTAAACTTGACCTCTCCTGCTTCCTCGATCCATCCTCCAGTAAATTCCAGCGATCCAAATCTTTCAAAGTCAGGATCCGAGGGCTGGTAATCGACATCCAGCAAGTCTATTCTCGATCCGTTAGCAAACTCAATGAAGTTATATTGTCCATTAAGTTTCCAGTCAGAATCAGGAATCTTATGAAATCTGCAAACCTTTCTCCAAGTAACATAGGTCGAAGCCATCAGGCGCTTTAATTCCTTTCGGCCCATAAACCATTTAGATCCAGGGTAGAGGTAACATCCAGTCAGTAGCCATTCGCATCCCATCCAAGACTTTCCTCCTCCAGCTGCTCCACCAAACAAAATATATCTAGTGAAATTATCCAATAGCTTCTGCCATGCTAGATCCTGTTTGATTGTCGGTTCTATGGTCGGTTTCATCTTCGTTTTTTCTTATAAAATTAAATCCCTCAATTTTATCCCCTTTAGTGGTCATATCGACTTCGCTCTTATCCTTCATGTCAGTAAAATTCTTAGCAACAAATATAGCAAAGTTAGATTGATAAAGTCCCATTAATCCGTTCTGGATTAAGAAATCCTTTTGAATCTGTCGGCACTTCTCCATAGTGTCGGAAAACTCAGGATGATTTTTCTCCCATTCGTAAAGAGTATCGCGAGAAATTCCTTTAACCTCAGCAAATCTTTCGAAGGTCGGTAATTCGTTAGCCACTCTCTTTTCTTCTTCCTTGCAATAATCATTCTTCCCAGTAGTAACTACAGTAATAGTAGCAAATCTATCCTTACTAAAAAAATCTCTCAATTCTTCATTCAGTTCTGGTGTGTATAGAGTTGGTCTTCCTGTCTTCGCCATGATAATAGAGAAAGGGGGAAAGTTTGACTCGCGACATATAGTCTTTTAGATGCTTTAATCAGCTTCCCCCTTATCTTGAATAAATTACGCATTTATTATGCTTTTCTTTACTATTGTCTTGCTCATTATTTTTAACTCCGTAGAGTTAGGCAAGACATCCTCAATTAAATCCTAGCAGAGGACAAGGCCCATAAGCCAAGTAATAATTTGAGCAGACAATAATAAATAAAAGGACCTTAATTCTCCGACCAGTCCTCGATGCGCTGAGGCCACAAGTCAAAGATTCTTTCGTCTTCAGGGCCTTTTTGCTTAGGGATATGTGTCAGGGAATTAAAGCCCTTTTTGTTTCTAATCTTAGTATAAAACATTATTTGGTTTGACACAATAGTAAAAACTGTGGATAATTATCCACAAGTTAAGCACTTGACAAACAATCTTACATGCGCTAAGATCCTGGTATATGAATCATGCAAAAAAAATCATCAATCTAATTAAAAGTCTATTAAGGAAGATTACTTCTCGAAAGTTTCGAGTCTGGTTTGTGATGATACCAGGTATGGTAGTAGTCTTCCTCAATAGATTTTTTTAATTATATGGCAAACGGATGGGTAAAACTTCATAACAAGATAACTAGCTGGGGATGGTATTCTGATGCAAATGTTTTCAGAGTATTCATGCATCTTTTATTGACTGCCAACTACCAAGAAAAAGAATGGATGGGCCACAAAATCAAGCCAGGCCAGACAGTGATCGGACTCGTTTCTCTATCAGAAACACTAGAGATTTCAATACAATCGCTACGGACAGCGATAAACAAGCTAAAATCAACAAACGAAATAACAGTCCAATCAACAAACAGATTTAGCATTATTACTGTGTTAAAATGGGAAGATTATCAGTCAGACACTAGAAAATCAACCAGCAAAACAACAAGCCAAGCAACAAACGAACAACAAACGAACAACAAACCACTAACAACACCTAAAGAATATAAGAATATAAGAAGTAAAGACATATCTAGCAAACAAAGTTTGCAGGACCAGAAAAATCCTATAAATATCTTAATGGGAATCTTCTATGAATTTAATCCTACTATCAATTTTGGCAACTTGACCCAGAGGAGCGCAGCAGAAGACTTAATCAAGAAGTTCGGACTAGAGAAACTTACTGGAATGATCGAATGGTATAGAACCAGAATGTCAGATCGTTTCTGCCCCACTGCTACTAATCCTCTCGCTTTTAAGAATAAACTAGGAGATATCATCGCCTATGCTGATAAACTCAAAGAGGCTAATAAAAAAAGAGAAGTAATAAAAATATGAAAAATCATCAAAAAGAGTGCAAACTGTGTGGAAACATAAAAACTCAAAAAGTTTGCGAACACTGTGGCCACCTCTCATCTTGCTGCGGCGCAGAAATAATTAATTCATTTTGCTCTGATTGCAGAGAACATTGTTAAATATATGCAAAACATCACAATTTACAAAAAAAAATTCATGCTCAAGACTTTCTCTGGCGGTAAATACATCATCACTGAGGATCAAGAGAAAAACCTCAGAGGACTTCCTGACAAGATGATGGTCGATATCAATGGCAACCAGGTAAATACCTCTAGCATCTCAGAAATAGTAGAATTGGGAGAATATTATCGTCAAAACCCAAAAGAGCGACCAGAGTCCACTCCAGAACACTTCCAGGCCGAAGAAACGACCCCCTACAACCTGTTTAGATATAAAAAGGCTCTAACTAGCATGGTCAAAGGATTTAAACAGCGTGTGACCTCCCAGGGTCATCCGATCAGTCCAAACCAACAGAAGATCTTAAACAAGATGGAGGAAAAGATGGAGGCCCTGAATAAAACCACTGAAAAGAATTTCAAGCCTCGCGCTATGGATCTTAATTCAATTTTTAATCGATAAATTTATAAAGTTAAATAAAATCCAGCCATCTTTAAGAGCTGGGGAATGTAAAATGTATGAAAGAAGTTCAAGTATGTAAAAATTGTTATAATAAAGGTTACTCTACTGAATTACAAGGTGACCAATTTTGTTTAGCAGACTTTATAGGAGATAAGACTTATAAATATCGTAGTCTAGGAATAAGAATCAAGTTTTGTAATTGCGGTAGGGGTAAAGATTTACAAACATTCTTTAATGTTAAAAAAGAGTTTAAAAACTAACACCCCCACTATAAGGTAATACTTAGGGGGATAAATATGTATGAGAGAAATAAAATTTAAATTTGTTATAGATAATAAACTTTTAACAAAAGAGTATTCTTTAGATGAGTTATTAGAAAAATCAGAAGAGGATGTTTTTGATGACCTAGAAGATAAGTATAGTGATTGTAATTGTCTGAACGAGAGTTGTAATCATTGCGAATGTCAACCAATATTTGAAGATAGTAAAATAACAGGCAAAGTTCAATTCACAGGACTTAAAGATAAGAACGGTAAGGATATTTATGAGGGGGATATTTGCAGGGGCGGTGGCATTTTTGGAGTTATAACTTGGACAAATTATTATTGGGATATTAGAAGACACAATGGTTCAGTTGGCACGTTAGGAATAGCTAGTGATTTAGAAGTAATCGGCAACATCTACAAAAACCCTAATTTAATTAACCCAGTATAATACTGGAGAAATGTATATGAAAAAATTATTAAGAAATATTGAGTTTGGATATTTTAACCACCCAGAAGACTATCGTTCATATTTTATTAAAATATTTGGCTTAACTATTTATAAAACTAAAGTTTATCCTTATGATTTATTACTAAGCGTTCCGTTAAGAGTTAGATTTTTTAATAAGATTTTTAAATATTTAATGTCTAAATAATATGCCCTTATCTAACAAGAAGCCACAATTATCTAACTGCTGTAAGGCAGAAATAAAAGTAATAACTGATACTGACTTAGGGAGAGCTGGAACTTCTTATTACGAGTGTCAATCTTGTAGTAAACCTTGCGACCCAGTTCAGGAAGACAAGCCACAATGGGAGGAGAAACTACAAGAACTATCTTGTAAATATGCTAATGATTTAGCAGAGTTTCATAGAGAAAATACTGTTAGCCTTAAAACTGAAATTATAGAAAGAGAACTTAATCAATTCATCTCCGATTTAAGACAAGCTGATAAGGAGGAGATGATTAAGATGATAAAAAATAAAGGATTAATACATATCGGAGCAACTGGTTATATTAAAGTTTCAGTCGAAGATATAATTAATATTTTAGAAAGTTATTATAATAAATATGTCTAGATCAAACTTAAAAATGAAAGTGATCCACTGTCTAGAGAAGCATCCTAAAACCAGAAACTCTGACATGCTTTTAACTCGCGCTGTTTGGCACGAATTCCACAACAGCAAGGGGTTTATGCATAACGGAAGGATGGCCCACTATGACGATGACCTCATGGACCTCCCAAGAGAGGATGAAGTTTCCAGGATCAGAAGAAAAGTAACCGAAAATGGGGAATATCTCCCAACCGATCCAGAGGTATACAAACAAAGAAAAATTAATGAGATTAACTGGCGCGAAGATATGTCCCCCAGTAATCCAGCAAGAGGATAATATGTCTGACACAATCTATAAATTTATTTGCATATCATGCAGTAAAAAAAGACAGTCCAAAGATCATTCTGTGATTATGTGCCGAAAATGTAGGGCCTGGAATAAACCAGGAAAAGGCCAAACAAGTATGATTGATTTGTTATCCCCAGATGACACAAGTTATCCACAGACCACAACTTGACAAACATTTTCAAAGTGCTATAATTTCAATATCATCACTAGGCGCGGAGCGGTAATTACGCATGATGGAGCGGCCATCAAGCAAGATGTTACTTCCTCCGCCTCTGGTATGATAATAATAAATTAAATCATCACAATATGTCATTATTACCAAAAGAACTCGAAGATATGTTATCTCGACAATGCCCTAAATGTCATCAAGTAAAGCAAGATGCAGAAGACAAAGAAAACATCGATGCTTACGGAGAATGCATGATGTGCGAGAAACTTAGATTCGACAATTAAAATTATGAAAGCAAAATCTCTAGTAGAAAAAGCTAAACTGATTGAATCTAAAAGACAACCTAAAGTTAAAATTGATCAAGACCGCATGGAATTAGCACTGGCCTGGTTATCTGGAGAAGTTTCAACTAAGCAAGCAAACGATGTTCTCGGATATGCCAGATTAAGCGCCAATGTTCTATACACTATCGCCTCTAATTTGAAAAAAGCCTACCAAGAAGGACTATTAAAAATAATTAAAAAATAAACAATAAAACTTTATGTCATTCATGCCTAAAGGTTACGAGATGCCTAAATCAAATTCTCACTATCTAAAATTACAAGACGGAGATAATCTTGTTCGTATTCTCGCCAAACCTATCATGGGCTGGTTAGACTGGAGCGAAGACGGAGATGGTAAAAGATCCCCAGTCAGAACACCTTTTACTGATCAGAAACCAGCTCCAATTAAAGCTGATAAACCAGTGAAACACTTCTGGGCCTTCCCTGTTTGGGACTATAAAGATAAGGCAGTTAAAATCTGGGAGATCACTCAAGCATCTATTCAAGAAGTTATCTATAATCTTGACTCCGATGAATCGTGGGGAGATCCGACTGGTTATGATTTGAAAATAAATCGCACTGGAGAGAAGCTAGAAACTAAATACTCAGTTATCGCTAGGCCTCCTAAACCCTTAGCAAAAGAAATAATCGCAGAATTCAAGGAAGTAAATCCTGATCTTAACGAATTATTCTCAAACGGAGATCCATTCGCTAAACAGGCCGACCAAGAACCACAAGAACCAGGAGAAGATGAGGAGATAAATGTAGCAAATATTCCCTTCTAAATGAAAGACAAATCAGAAAAAAATCTTTGGGATATATTCTCAAAGTTTATAAGAGCCAGGGATGCTAATTGGCAGGGTTACTGCCAATGCATCTCTTGCTCCACTGTAAAGAAGTGGAATCAAGGAATCGATGCAGGACACTTCATCCCAGTAGGAAGCGACAGCGCATTAAAATACAACGAAATGAATGTCAATGCTCAATGCTCTTATGCCTGCAACAGAATGAAGTCTGGCAACCTTGCAGAATATAGACTCAGGCTGATTAGTAAATATGGGAAAGAAGCTGTCGAGAAACTAGAGCAATCTCACTATTTCAAAACAACAAAGAAGAAACTAAACCAACTCGAAATCAATGTCGCTTACCTCCACTATAAAGCAGAATTCGAAAAGCTTAAAAAAGAAAAGTGTTTATAAAAATATGTTAGAATTATTTCAAACTCCAGCCATAGTGCAATCAATCAGGACCCTAGTAGATGGCGGTTGCAAACTAGACATAGTTACAAATGAATTGAATCCTACTGAAATGGCCTCGCTGTTTGGACTTAAAAATAAGATGGGCTGGATGCTTTTCAAAGAAGATGCTATTCAAGGAAAAGAAGTCGAAGATCTAGGAGATAGCAAGATGGAAAGTTTTGATAAGAAATCTCCCTCTCAGAGAATGCATGACCGAATGTTTGTCTGTTACAAAGCAACCCATAGCGAAACATCAGGATTCAGGCAGTGGTATGAGAGAGAGCTTGATCGTTTAGGATCACAATATTTAGATAAAGCAAAATAATTCACTAACCATACAAATATGGAAAAAGAAAAAACATCATTTTTTGTTCTCGACATCGAGAGCAAACCACAAGAAAGTTTAGTCCCACTTTGCGAAGGGGAGATAATCGCTAGTAAAGTATTAAAAGATCCAGCTAAAATAGAGGCTGACATCGAGGCCAAGAAACTAGGATTAAAAAAGAAAATGTCAGTAGATCCAGATTTTGCAGATATAATTTGCATCGGCCTTAAAAGACTGGGCGAGGATGGTAAATTATATTCAATAGATGAGATGGAAAAATTCTTCGAAGAAAATCCTTTCGTGGTATTTATTACTTTTAACGGAAAAGGATTCGACTTACCGCTTCTAATCAAAGCAGGGATAAAAAGAGATCTAAAATTCCCTTACGCAAGGCTAAAAGAAATGAGCAAAAAGTGGACCACTAATGGCCACTACGATCTCATGGAATTAATCTGTGATGGAGATTATAAGAGCTTAGATTTACTTCTCCAAATCTATTGCGGAATCAGCAAGACACCAATCGATTTCGAAACAGCGACAGAAGAAGAAATCAAAACTCACTGTCTAGAAGATCTTGATAACACCGAAATCCTATACAAGAAGTTTCAACAAATATTATCATAAAATATGCCACAACATAGATTTTGTAAAATTTGTGGGAAAGATTTTATACCAAAAAGCAATTCTAAAGGAATATACTGCTCATTAAAATGTTCTTATTCTGATAAAGAAAGAATGAAAAATTTAGGAGAACGACACAGAATAAATGTTGGGAACGCAAAGAGGGGGAAAAAATTTACCGAACAACAGAAAATTGGTATGAGAAAACCAAAATCAGAACAACACAAAATTAATCTTCGTTTAGCAAAAAATGGAAGTTGGACTGGGAATAAAAACCCGCGCTGGAAAGGTGGGGTTTCTGTTTTAAGATGTTTAATAAGGGGATGCTTTGAGTATAGACTTTGGCGCTCTGATGTATTTAAAAGAGATAATTATACCTGTCAGCATTGCGGAAATAATAAAGGACATAATCTTAATGCCGACCATTACCCTAATAGTTTTGCTGATATTTTAAGTAAAAATAAAATAAAATCTATAGAGGATGCTTTAAGTTGTGTTGAGATCTGGGATATAAATAATGGAAGAACACTATGTATAGATTGCCATAAAAAAACAAAAAACTATGGAAAAGCCTAAATTTTCAATTTGTCTTATCGCTAGAAATGAGGAAAATACACTCCCAAGATTATTAAAGTCTTTACAAGATTTCAAAAGTTGTGGAGGGGAAGTTGTATGTTTAGATACTGGCTCAACTGATAAAACAGTCCAGGCGGCCAAAGACTGGGGATGCAAAGTCGAAGAAGTCGGAGATCGATTTGTCAGATATGTAGATTCTCAGATGGCCAAAAAGATTAATAGAAAATTCAAGGCTCCTCTAGATACTGGAGAAATAGTCAAAGACGGAGATAAGAATTTCGACTTCGCCTCAGCCAGAAACTACGCAGCTAGTCTTGCGAGTAATAATTTTATTTGGACACCAGACTGTGATGAAATATTTACAAAATTAAATATTGAAGAAATAGATAAAAAAATAGAAGAAGGATTCGAGCAATTAGAATTTAATTTTGTATTTGCTCATGGCCCTAAGGGGGAAGAATTGATTAAGTTTATTCAATGCAAAGCATACGATAGAAGGAAATTAGAATGGCGGGGTATCATACACGAAGTATTATCTCCAATAGGTATTGCGTGAAGTTCTATAATATGCTATAATTTTAATATAAAATAATATTTAAAATTATGACAAAAAGCGAAGCATTAAAATTAAGATGGGAAAACGGAACTTTTAAAGGAACAACTGGAAGAAAAATGTCTGACACAGAGAAAGAAAAACATAGTGTTGCGCTAAGAGGAAAAATGCCAAAAAATTTGGAAATGTTAAATGCTAATAAATTTGGCAAAAATAATCCTATGTGGGGAAAAACCACTAGCGATTTACAAAAATCTGTAATGAGAGCTAGGGTGGGAGAATTACACCCAAATTGGAAAGGAGATGATGTTGGTTATTGTGGTTTACACGATTGGTTAAAAAAAAATGAAGGGTCGGCTAATAAATGCGAAAATCTTGATTGCTCAAAAGACGGAAAGAAAAAATTTGCTTGGGCGAATATAACAGGAATTTATAAAAGAGAAAGAAAACACTGGGCTATGTTATGTGTAACTTGCCATAATAGATACGATAAAAAGAAAATAAAGTTAAATATTAATAATAAGATATATGGAAATTAAGAGAACTTTATTATCAGAAGATATTGTTAAAATAGAACACTACCAAAACGAAAGCACTGATCGCAAAGGTTATCTAGTCGGCCTGGCAATAGACTGCTTCGAAAATCCCAATAAAGACAGAAACTCTCACTACTTCGCCAGAGAATTAATGTATAAAGGATTTACTCATTCTGCTATCAAAGAATTTGAGCGCTATTTGACTATTGGCTGGTGGGCCGCAGAAAGAAGCCAATCTCTAATATTCATCGGAGATTGTCTTATGCAACTAGGGAAAGAAAAAGAAGCCCTGGATTATTACCAGCGCGCCTACTTAGAATGCTCTGACCGCAGAGAGCCATTATTAAGACTGGGAAAATACTTTTTTGATAAACAAGACTGGCCCAAAGCTAGATTTTATTTAGAAGGATCTCTCCCTATAAAATACTCTGGTTTTTATGCTGATGACATGAGCCACTATGGGGACTACCCTTACGGAATGCTTTATGCTGTCTGTTACCGATTAGGGGACTACGAAAAAAGCAAAGAGTATTTCAACGAGGCCCTTCGATTAAGTCCAGATAATGAAACCTATAAAAAAGAGCAGAAATTCTATGAAGACTACCCAGAAGATCTTCCGACTATTAGCATCCTCATCCCTACTCTAGGCCGACCAGAAGGCTTAAAACGATGCCTGGATAGTATAGACATGATCAAATACCCTAAAGATAAATTAGAAGTCTTATCGGAGGAAGACTCTCCTCGAATGGGAGTCGCTAAAAGATTAAATAGCCTATTCCTGAAAAGTAAAAACAAATGGATTGTTTACGGATCAAACGACATCGAGTTTACTCCAGATTGTCTTTTAGAAGCAGTCAAAGAAACAGGACAGAATAATCTGATCGCTTTTAACACTGGGGAGTTATTACCAGATAAAGGAAATATCTGCGAGCATTTTATGATTAACAGAGATTATGTAGTGCTTGAGTTAGATGGAAAAATATTTGATGAAGATTTCAACCATATCGGAGTAGATAATTTGCTCTGGGCCAGATGCCAATTCAAAACCAGGGCAGAAAATGCAATCATCCACCATTATCATTTTTCTCGCGGAGGGAAGATCGATCCTATTTATGAATTAGGATGGTCTGAGGTAGAAAATGATCGTAAAATTTTAACTAAAAAAATGGAGGAGCTGAATCATGGGAAAAAATCGTCATCACTACGACCCTCCGAAATCAAGGAGAAAGGGACAGAGTAAACATGGAGTATGCAAAGTAGATGAAAAAATTCATCATTTATCACATCTAATTTTCGGAAACTTATTTCCCTGGGAAATACTTGAATTCCTAAATGAAAATTTGTGGGATAACTCATACGACATAACAATCAAAAAAAAGGGGGAGGATTAAACTCCCCCCAAAAAAAACTTTTATAAATTAATATACAAAAATTATGAAGACTCTAAAAGTCATGGCTATCGTGGGCTTAGCTCTATCCCTTTTGACATGGATAGTAATCGCCACAATGGATGCCGAAACTGCCTCAGGATGGGGAGCATTATTAATGTTCTATCTGATCGCTTTCTCGATCACAGTTTTATCGATTTCAGGTAGAAAGAAATAAAACAATCTGGAGTCGGCTAGTGGTCCAGGCCTCCTCTTTCAAGAGGCAACGAGGGTTCGAATCCCTTCTCCAGATCCTATGCTTAATAAAAATAAAATCTGTAAAGATTTTACAAAAAAACACCTAACCTATAAAGAGTTAAGTGTTTTATATAACACTAGCATCCCCAATGTTCTTAGAATCCTTAAATGCTTTATAAGCAGTGATGAAAGAAGGATTATTCTAAGAAAGAATTGCCTCTGGCGCTGCACTCAAAGATCTAAATTACCTAAGAGCAATCGAATTAACAGTCGCTAGGTAGGATAAAGTTTTATCGGTCCCAGGAGTTCCATTATGAGCCATAATACTATTAGATCTATATTTAGGGTAGCCCTTAGAAACTAATCGCTTCGCAGTCCAGATAGCGGCCCAGAAAGGATCCTCTGCTTGCGCGACTGTAACTTGAGGATGATATCCTAGATGAATTTGAAAACATCCCTTAGCTTTTCCAGAATCTCCAGAAGATTTACAGTTGAATGATCTAGTTTCTGCATAAGCAATCCCAACAAGATCCTCAATGCATTGTTTTTCTCCACTCCATTTTTCAGCTCCGATATATTTGCAAGCCTGCTCGGATGCCAGTCTAATATTGACCTCAGCATCAAAATATGGTGTTTTAATAGGAATCAGCTTAGTTCCGTCAGATAACTGCTCGTAATCAGCGCTAGAATAGGCGTTTTTCTGGATATTTGCCACCGCCACAATGTTTTCAGATGTTTCGTGAGTGTTTATACCTTGAATTTCTTCCTGGGCCATTATAGGGCCTTCTTTTTTTTCAGTGATTACATCATAGATCATATTTGACCCTGCGCAGAGCATAAATGCGATGATGAAGCCTCCGAGCATAAAGTCATGACTTCTTTTTTCCTGGCGATATCTCGTCAGTCTTTTTTTGTATGTTTTATTTTTTCGCATATTTGTTTTTATTAACGACAATTAATAATTGCGTTTTGACTGGCCGAGTGATAAAGTTACTGATCTTGCCGAGCCTGATATCCATGTAAACCTGAGCGCGGCTCTTTCCGATGTATTTTGCATACTCTGCGATTGTCATTAAAGTTTCTTTAGACATATTTTTGTTATTTAATTCTATTAATTATTTTTATTGCCTGATCGTATAAACCTTGATCTCCTTTATAGCTAAGATTTTTACCTTCTCTGTTGTAACATTCGAAATATTCTTTGGCGCGTTCTTTTATCTTATCGATATCATCGTCAGAGAATCTTTGTAATTGACCACAGCGAGAGCATTCAAATATTGTTTTTTCTTTACCATCTCTAATCGCCTGGAATCTAACTGTTAAAAATTGTTCTCCAGCCCCTCCGTTACTTTGTTTTACTTTTCCGTCAAGAATAAGGTCTTTGAAATCTTTTGAATAAGGGCAGGGAATCATGATATTCATGTTGTGGAATCCGTTTTTGTGAGTATTCCCTACGCAGATTGTTGAATGGCCAACATCTTCTAAGTCCCCAGCTGGAATATTGAATCCTTTATCATACTGGCAGTTAGCTGGTATGCCTTCGTCTTCATCAGGGAAAGGAAATCTAAACATGGTTGCGTTGTCAGTCAGATAAGATTCAAAAGTTATTCCGTCATCATCTCTGGCTCCTTGCTTTGCTAATTCTTGCGCTTCGCTCAATCTCATATAATACATTGATTCGCAAGTGCCGATTTTTTTACCTTTGTAATATTGTCCCATATATTTAAGCTTTAGCTGGAGCTAAGACTCCATTTTCGATTAAGTTAGAAGCGGTCCGACCATACCAGCCTTGCAAGCTCCAACACAGATGCGTGTCGATCAAATACTGCCATGCTGCCAGTTTCTCAATTTGACCAGCTCCTTCTCCCTCACAGAATCCTTCCGCTATGGCGCATGCCATATAACGAGTCATTTTTTTGTAGGCCTTTGTGGCCCTGAGTGATTTTTTCATATAGTTTATTATTTTCGAGGTTATTTCCTCATTACTTAGTAAGTATACACCTGTCGCATACACCTGTCAAGTGGTAGTTATCCACAAACAAAAAAGAGCCTGTTAAAGCTCTTTCTTTTGATCTAGACCACTCGCATCCCACCTGGCACTTTAGGCCAGCCATAAGTTATTCACTTAAAGCCTTGTCCGTCTGATCAGTTTGTTGCTTGAATTCTTCTTCCGATATTTCAATTAGTGATTCATTATCATCCATGACACTTTGTATAACAAAATTTCCATTCTGCTCTACTCCGTCATTATAAGCGGTTATTCTCAATCCCTCGTCTTCGATCATTTCTGATTTGACTGGAATTTCATCATCGAGGAGAAAGAATCTAGGCATCCCCATCTCAGGAGCTAGTAACCGAGTCATGGCGCTTTCTGTTTGACCAACCTCATCAAGTTCTTCCTTTTCTTCCTGAGGCGGACCAGATTGCAAAACCTTATCGACTTCCTCCGCGCTTATAGGGACTACTATTCTTTTTGCTTTTTCCATATATTTAATCGTTTAATAGTTTTTTAACCTTTTTCCCTCGCTCATAAACACTTCCGAATTGACCAACATTTTCTCCAGTTCCTCCAGTTGGGACTTCCTGTCCTTTGCCAAGATCATAGATAGCCTTCTGGTTGAATTCTTCTCCGAGGATCTTAGCTCTACCAAGCCCAGCAGGAGTAACAACAACATCTAAATAAAGCTGTCCAGTTGATTCGTCTAACCATCCACCGATAGAATTTTCAGGTTTTTTTAGAAGATCCTGATTGTTTCTGATGAATTTATAGATATCAGTCGGAGTAACTTTACCATCAAATATCTTGCTGCGCTCTGGATAAATTGAAACTGAATAGACACTCTTGCCAGCTAGGTCAGAATTCCCCTTAATATTAAAGGTAAAACCGCCTTCGTTAGCTTTCGTGGCCAAGTCTTTCAAAATTGATTTATTCGCGTTAGCATTTATATTATATACTGCGGATCTATTTTTGTCAAGTCCAACAAAGTTTTGCTTGACTGGAATATAGTTTTTACTGTCTTTAGACCAGGCCTCGCTATAATTCGCATCCTGTTTTTTACTTAGCTCATAAAGCTTAATCCGCTCCTCAGAAGTTAGATCCCTGACTGCTCGCGCTTCTTTTATAACTCTAGATTCCTCGTATAGGATGTGGTTGGCTTTCTTAGCCCTGGCCATGTTAGCAGGAATAATCTGAATTTCTCCAGTAGTTCCGTTTGCTAGTTTAACTTTGACAGTAATATCTCGATATCCCAAAGTCGGATCTTCGAGCCTGTTCTCAATCTTAATAACATTATAGTCCTTTTTAATATCGTCTAATAAATTAAGAGTCTTATTGAAATCGCTAGTTACAAAGTAGCCACGATTCATGTCTGTAATCTTTTCAAAGTTTCCGTTGTATTTATTGTAGGCTTTTTCGATAGCGCGGCCATCAGACTTGATGTTAGAAGAAGACAAGATCCCATACTTTCTTTCCAGGGTTAAAAACTTCTCAGAAAATTCCTGGGAATCAATATAAACATTTTTCTTAAAATTCATGTAGGTAGCTTTTTCCTCAGGACTCATTCTTTCTAACAGAGCGCGCTGGGCCTCGACATTCTGGTTAGTTTTAGTTGGATAGATTTTGATTCCGTCTAATTCGGTGTTGCGGATAACTCCTTGCTTTTTTAAGAGAGCGATAGCTTCTTCCTGGGTATATAATTTAGATCCTAGATTGACTTTGTCAGAAGTCGAGTATTTACCCCCTACTGGGATATATTTAGGCGCTTCTAAAAGCCCAGCATTAGGGTTTTTAGGCATCGCTGGTTTTAAAATCTTAGGAGTTTTTGCTTTCTGTTTTTCGATAGCCTCAAAAATCTTTTTAACATACCGATTTGGGTTATTAAGATATTTATAAACCTCTTTTATCCCTCGGCCACCAAGCCCTCTAATCAAACTGGTAGGATCGATCACACCAGCTAAAATATCTCCACCAGTAAAAATATCTGTAAAGTCGATTAATCCTTTTTGATTCCTGCGTAGTTCAAGCGCCACCTGTCTAGCGACATCCTTTTCGATAGATTTAAGAGCGCCATATTCTAGCCTTAGAGGGCGATAAGCCTCCCCAGTGATCCTAGTTACCAGCTCATCGAGGGATTGATTCAATTTGGAGGCCACAGAGGCATCCAGGCGAGCTTTAGCTTTATCGACACGACCTGCAAAGAACCCACCGAGGCTCTCATTCAAATCTTTTATTCTAGATTGAATAACCTCAGGCGCTTTTCCTCCCAGTTCGCTCATTTCCGATATTAAATCATTGGCATACTTTCTGATCTGGGGGTTATAAGAAACATCCTCAGTAACTTTTACCAAGTCATCGATAATCGACTTAGCATTGAAAGTCGCGCCTTCTTTTCCAGCTCCGACAGCTAGATCGTTGTATTTTTTGAATATAGATGTTTTTACATCCTGAATAGCCTGGAGTAATTCTTGTCTGTTCTCAGGAAGTTTTTTACTCAGGTTACCAAGCTCGTCAGTTAGTTTAATGGCTTCTTTGTTATCCACGATTACCTCAAAAGCCTTGATAGCATCATCGTAATATTTACCAGAAGCAATATCCCCTATTTTACCTGAAAAACTAGGCTTGATAGCCTTAGCGATATAATTGGTTAAATCTTGTTTGATAGGTTGGATGATCTTACTAAAACCAGCTCCAGCTCCGCCAATAGCGCCACCAAAAACAGCTCCGCCTAAACCTCCTTTGATAGCTCCCGCGAAAGCATTCTCGTCTTCTTGCAAAGCCTGACCAAATCCCATTAAAGATCCAGCCTCGGCTCCTATTTTAGCTCCCTGGCCGACAGATCTTAATATTCTAGCGCCAGTCCCTAATTGTTTAAGGCCCTGAGCGGCTGGTCCGACTGGAATAAACCATGATCCAATCTCAGTTCCAGTTCCGAATATTTCTTTATTGAATTGGCCAAATTGCTTTCCCATCGAAGCATTCGGATCTACTTTTTTTCCTAGAGGATCTACTTTTCCGAAATAACCAAAATTCATTGGCTCTGTCAGAGTTTTGTTAGCGCCAGCGGTATCTCCTTTGGCCAGCTGAACAGCCGATTTAATTGCGGTATATGGCGCAGACAAAGTTTTTAGAAAAGGCTTGGCTATTCCCTGGGCCAAAGACTGAATAAAACCAGGTTGAGCCACCTCAGAAGTTTTCTCAGGTGTTGCAGGTTGATTTATTCCTAGCTTATTAGCGACTTCTTCGATATCTTGAGGGGTTGGATTCCCATCAAAATTAACCTGAGTCCCATTAGAAAATTTTATGATAGCCATATTTTAAGTTTTAATTATTGAATAACCTGCCATCCTAAACCAGTGGAAGTTTGTCCGCTGTTATTATCTCCTGTCGGATAATAAGTTGATTGATTAGGCGCGGTATATCCAGAAAAAATATCAGAGAACCCCATTTCTTGTAAAATCTTCATTGATTTATCAGAAATAAGTTGAGGCGGTTGTTGATTAGGAAGATTTATAATAGTTTCCCATGACCCAGCCAAAGCTTCGAGTCTGCCTCTCATCAATTCTAAAAGGGTATTAATTGAAGTCTGCAACTGAGCTGGAGAATTACTTGAGCTGATATTTTCTCTCCACTGTTTGATTTCTTGATCAGTAGCTCCAGTCCCCTTAAATACATTAGCCATTTCTCCTTCTACCGCAGTGGCGGCTGTCTTGAATTTAGTAATACGAGGATCTCCGACTGCATTTAAAGTAGCATTTCCGATAGCATTCCATAATCTCAAACCACCATTTTCCAATTCAATCGAGGCATCGTTTAGTTCTTTAAGATGCTGAATCGCGGTGTTAAGAGAAACCACATTTTTGTAATCCTTTCCACCAGGAGCGAAAGACTTTTTAGCCTGAGTTACCTGAGCATAAGAATTAATATCAAATTCTGGGTTGATTAACTGCGCGAGATTAATAATAGATTGTCTTTTATTTCCTCTTAGGGAGGAAACTTTAGAGATATCTAGCCTATACTCAGCTAAACCTTGAGCGACATTTCTGTCTTCTTGAGTAGCTGAAAGCCAAGCAGGTCGATCTATTGGATCTAGTGAGCTTAGAATATCTTGATTGTATTGCTGACCTTCTGACATACCACCAGCAGAAATTGAAGTTCCGCTCTCTTTTTTAGCCATAGCTTGAGCTAAAGTATCAATATTGATCTGACTAATAGGCGTATTCGCGTTTGCTCCAGTTTGTTGAGATATCTGATTTATATAAAGATTTGTATCATTTTCTGTCGGAGGAGCATATTTATTAATAAATTGTCCGAGAGTCAGTCCGCGAGAAGCATCGAGTTGTATTTGAGATTTTAAAGCTTCGTAGCCTGCTTCTGGAGTAGCAAACTTGGCAAAGCCTCCTTCTCCTTGAGTTGCTCCAGCCTGACCGACAAATCTTAAATTTCCTGGGTTATTATTCCTATAAGCTAAAGTATTTTGTGGGATTGTAACCGCCCCACCGCCACCGAAGCTAGTATCAGACTCAGAGGCCTGTATTGTCGTAATTTCTCCAGTTACATTATTAAGAACAAAGTTTGTCCCTGTGATTGGAGTAAATTTATTTGTTTGAAGATAAGTCCCTGCGGCCTTTAGCGCATCCATTGGAGTCTTCGCAGTAGCGATCTTGTTTAGAACATCAGCAGTGGCTCCGTTTTTAGCAGCTTCTAGGCCCACACTTAGAACAGCATTACGATCATCTTTGGCTTGATTTACTAGCGCAGTTCTTTCATTCAAAACAGTTACCAGCTGATCGGCCTGGGTCTTCTGAGCCGAAGTCAAATCTTGATAATTAAGATCTATTTGAGCTTTTAATTTATTGATTTCGTTTTCTATCGGCTGGAATTCCATCGTTACAGTATCTAAAACAGTTTGCTGTGCAGTCGCGATATTACCTTGAATAGTTTGCGCCATTGAGGTTAGAGCGCCTACTTCCGCAGCTTGCTGTCTTCGGATCAGGCCTTCTTGACCACCAATCATAGAAGACATAACAGCTCGGCCAGTATTATCGACACTAGCTCTTTCAAAAACTGAGTTTTTGGCAGATATCTGGGTCATTAAATCGGCTAAGTTCTTTTGCATTTCTGGGAATCCAGATTCTTTTAACAACTCTGACTGACGAATCCCGAGCTGTCCGTATTTATCGATATTAGCTCCGTAATTATCAATCAAAGATTTTCTTTCTGCGGCCATAGCATCAGCCGAGGCTTTTAGTTCTTCTTGCTGTTTTTTAAGCCCAGCGTAATAAGGATCTAAATCATAATTAGGCACAGTCGATTCTGGTGTTTTAATATCTGTAACATTCTGATTTAAATTATCTGTATTAATAGCTGTCGGACTTACTAACAAATCTGGTCGTTGGCCCAAATCTTTAGCGCCTTTATATTGAGAAACTAAAGTCGCGACATCTGGGATCTTAGTATTAGTGGCAGCATCATAGATATCGTTACCAACTCGATAAATTGATTTTGTAGGAGCAGTAGGCACAGAGAAAGAAGCTCCGCTGTTTACTGGTTGAATGGCTGACGAAGGAGTCAGCGAAGGTTGCGGAGTTTTTATAACACTGGGATTCAAATTCAATGCTGATCCTTTTAACAGGGAAGAAAGGTTAGCCTGAGCAGCAGCAGAGGTATTTAACTGAGGAGCTGGAGTCCCAGGAGAGTAAATAGCAGGAGAACTATACTTGATAGGTCCGCTGGTATTTAAAGTAGGTATTTTATTATTTAGTGTTGGTAATTTAATAGCCATATTTTTAATTATTTATTATTAACCTATACATTCCCACATATAATCGCAGGCGATTGTAGTCGTGGTCCAATCAAAAGTGAATCCGTCTGCATCTATACTATCTAAATCTGCGACTGCTTTTCTGGCTCCATCAGTTCCGATTAAATCTACTAAATGTGCAGAAGCTGATTGCATATCCTTATTGATAGCTCCTGCTCTATAAAAATATATCAGACAATAAGGATCGGCTGTGGTTGATGCGTGTCCTCTAGAATGGGAAGAAATTGTGTATTGGTCAGGATCATCTACTTTATTAGCATATACTAGGATCAGCTTAGGGGTAAATCCTACTCCTGTTATAGCCTGAGTTCCGTTTGATGTTGGACTAGCCCCATAGCCTACCGCGATTTGAGTCGCTGGTGTAGGATTAATTTTTACCCAAGTTCCATTCATATACACCCATAAGAAGCCGCCATCTTGAAGATAAAATTGCTCCTGAAAACTCTGAGGGGTATGAGTAGGGGCATTAGTATTTTTCAAATTCAATCTTCTTAATTTATCAAAGATTGTCGCGTTATCTAACCCCTGCATTTCTTCGGTTGATAATATTTTATTATCTACTGGGAGTTGAACATTTTGAATTTTATCTTTTTCTTCCATATTAATAAATATCAATACTGTTTATAGAAATCGGGCAGGAGCTAGCTATCCCATGCACAATTATTTCAATAAACAATTTATCAGAAATTAAACCTTGATCAATATTGAATAAAATTGGATCTCCGAAATCATTTATACTGATAGTCTTCGATAATGGCTTCGTGCTTTTTACCCTAATTATTTTCAAATTAGAGGAGGCCGCCAGTAAAGAGCTAAGAGCAGGGCTCACTGTCCACACCTCGTTTGCGGTCCCTTTTTCGGCAATACTGGTAATAAATGTCCTTTCCCCAGCTAAAATAGTATTAACATACTGAATTTCATCTCCGACAGTCCCAGATCTGACAGTCCCATTTACCGAAATCGTAGTGGTCGATGGAGTGGTGGTTGTTTGAACAAAACTCATTATATTCCCCTTGCCAGCTCCGACATTAACTGAAATTTTAGTTTGTTGATAAGAAGAAATATCCCCTGCTATATTATTATCCACTCCGACATTCAAAGAAATTTGTTTTATCTGAGATTTATAAGGGAGCTTAATAAAATACATAAATGATCTAGTCAGATATCCATTCCCATAGGAATAGTTATCTCTCAGAGAGCTTAACCCTCCAGACAAACCGACATCAATCCCTGGTCGGAAATAAGAAGCAGAGTTAGAAGCATAGCTACTCAAAAATATTCCAGTAGGGATCCCGTATAATCTACTTTTATAAATAATCGGAGTATAGCTCCATCCGAATTTTCTATTCCAAACATAAACACCAGGCATGGCGCGAGCATAATCCACACTGCTAGAATAAGTAACGATTGATTCATTGATTACTTCTATTCCGTTAAAGTTTCTAGGTTGGATCGAAGTGTAATTAAGTAAAGATTTCCCAGAATAAGCTTGCAACTCTTGGATCTGATATCCGTCTGTAAAATATATAGTGCTATTTAGAATGAAAACCCATCCATTTTTATAGTTTTTTACACAATTTATTTCGTCATCCACTTCCAAAATGTTGTTAAAACCATCGGAATATCCATCCCATAGTAATAATCTGAACCCTTGGCTGATGGATCGAGCCGCGATTAACATTCTGTCTGTGTTGGTATCAAAACAAGTGGCCTGAAACCCAGCTGGCAGAAGTTTATGATTAGCAGCAAAAGTTGATTCATCCGAAGATAGTTTTGCGATATATCCGCCATTCAAAGCATAATAATTATCTCCAAATTGTTTTATCTGTCTGGACCAATAATTTCTACTTGGTTGGCCGACAAACAAAGGGAAAGTAACTCCGCTAGTAAAATCAAACTTCTGATGCACAATAACTATAAATTCATCGTTAGCTGTATTGGCTAAAGCTCCGCTGGCAGTGAAAGTTAATTTATCGTTAGTCGCATCTCCGTTTCCGATAGCTGTGATAGCATAATTAGCGCCAGTTACTAAATTGGTAACATAATCATCAGTAGTTACTCCCAAAGTAGTAAAGTTTCTTCCAGCTGAGTCAATAATCGTAGTAGTAGATGACCCAGTTTTTACTTTTCCTCTAATCAAAAGGCCCATCGCTATATTGTTTGTAAAAAGAATATTCCCACTGATCATTTCATGAAGATCGGGCTTCTGACAAAATGTATAGTTTCCGACAGTCGGAGTTTTTCCAATATATCCATTATTAAAAGTGGTTAAAAGATAATTTTTTAGATAGAAGGACCCTTGACTATCGAAACATAGTTTATAAACACTATTTCCGTTTAACCCTAAAACATATTTAACAGCCTGGATATCAGCCACATAGGGTTTAGGATCTCCAAAATTAGCATCTGCATTATCAAACCCTTTAAGGCTACCGAGGCCTTCTCTAAGCACTGATGCTCCGTTATCTTCGTCTGGTATGAATCCTTCGTTGAAAAAGACTCCGCCCTCGCCAGAACCAGAAAACTTATTTATTGATATTAGTGGTTTTTCTAACATATTATTGTATTGGCTCTAATTTCAAATTAACTTTAGGAAACATTTCCCACTGCTCCATGACTAGAGGCATGACTTTGCCTCCTGTATTTCCATTATTTCTAACCATGAAAGAGGCGAGAACCTTTTCTAAGTCATCGACAATTATATTTCCATCCAAGTAAAGACCAAATCCTCCTGGAGCGGAAACTAATTGGATTAATGTGTTGTTTGCGATAGTTGGCTTTATCATATTTTTTTGGCTTATATTAATTTTTAAACCTAGCGGATAAAAATCCTCCATTTTGCTCATCTCTTTTACTTGAGGATCATATTGGTCAATGATAGATATTGTTGAATATTGGCCGAAATCTATCGCATGTCCTGAGCTTCCTGGGACTGGGTTATAATATTTTCCATTAGGGAGTCTATACCAAGCTTTTGTATAAACCTGGATCACTCCCTCCTTCGATGCTTCTTCGAAGTCAGGGACACTGACCCATTCATATTGTATATCAAATAACTTTGCAAATATAGCAGCAACCTCATCAGCCTTCGGATTAATAGTCGCGGCATTATAATAAGCTTCTTTATTGTTTACAGAAGGATCTCGATCTCCCATATTCCAATCACATAATAAAAGAGGCGCTAGACCAAAATGACGCGCATATCCTGCCACGATATCTCCTCTATTCCCGAAATTAGGATCGGTTCCGCTTCTGACAACTAGCCACCGATTAGAAAGTCTAACTCGATTAACGATCATGTAACCATTATTTCTGAGCCAATTAATATGACCATCGGAAAGCAAACCAAGTTCAATCATCCTGTCTAGAAGAATCTCGATTGCATTTGCGAAAGACCTAGAAACACATCCGTAATCATCAAAATAAACACCGACCTGGCTTTCAAATACTGGAATATTAACTAAACAGCCATTTTCAAAAAGAATAGTCTTTTTAATTCCAGACATTCCACCAAATTCGAAATCTGTTGGCTTTACTACTGGGGTTATTGCCCCCTGAGGAATTATTTTTTCTTCATTGTCCATATTATTTGAATTATGCTTGATATTAAAAAGGCTATAAATCCTACTAATAAAGACCACCAGAGATTACAGTCGTAGAAAATTGCGGTGTAGAAAGCTATTGCGAAAATTAAATAACATATAAACATATCATTTTCGAGGAAGCCTCTCCTCTAAGATTGTAAATAATTTAGCCAAACTTTTGTCCTGATCAGTCAGTCTTATCTCAATATGTTTTATGTCATTCTCTTGCAATAGCAGCAGTGTCTTGTTAAGGGAGGCAATATTATCGTTTATATGGCCAATTCGTTCATCCATCAAAGTATCTAGAGCGGTATGCTTGAAAACACATCCCTGTTTAATTGAAGCTATTTCAGAGTCTTGTTTTATATTTGGATCTTTAATTCCACTACTAAAATCTAAAATTGTTTTAATAAGCGTAACTGTTCCTAATACTATCACAAATATTTCTGGCCAAGATAATCCAAACATAAATTATTTTTTATCAATCTTTACGATTGGTTTATTAACTTCTACCGCACTGGAGCTATACTTATATACTCCAATTTGGACCATTATGAAGGCCCAGATAGAGCGGTAAAAAGCATCAATAACCACAGGCCAGACATCAGTTAGTTGCTGAATGGTCGGAAAGCTCGTATTAAACAGCTCATTGATTATCGGACTGGCAAAAAGTATCCCGAAGAAAATACCTGTGAAAGATAAGACAGATGACTTAATGAAGTGTCCGAGCTTTGTTGTGTTGAAAAATAACACGACACCATCCCAGACTTTTTTTAATTTTTCCATAATATTTTGATTACATTTTAATCTGCTTTTTGAACACCGATGACAGAACCATCGCTTCCGTAAGTCCAAAGATAAAACGATGTTGGCAAACAAAACCCTGGAAGGTCGGCCACGATAGCCTGCCATCCTGTTAGAGTTCCATTAAACCCAGCTTTAACTACATACGGGGCAGAACCAGCTCTTGCGTAAATACCATTTTCATTTACCTTTGTTTTAGCGGAATAAGGAGAGCCAGTAATCGTAATATCCGTTCCGTGAGTTAAAGTAGTCCCCGATAAAGTGTATGGTCTAAGCCCTGTTGCTGATTGGTCTGTAATCCAAAATTTCCCATCACCATATCCAATAAAGAAATCCGCACTTACCAACGCCGTTCCTGAAATTGTAAGTTCTGCCCAGTTTAAAGCAGACGATATATCGCTTGATGTAGCACACCTAAATATTTTACCATTAGTCCCATCGCCCAAAAGAACATAGACGTATCCATCAACTGTCATCGCATAATGAATAACTGTCGCCGAAGCCCAGATGTCTGTCATTACTATTGTTTGAGCATTACCACCAAGATATTTTAAGAAATGTGTATATTGCGAGCCGACATTTATTTTTACATATTTTGTCGCTCCATTATCAGCAAAAGACATATTAGAAATATCGTCTGAATACACGAATACAAAATTAGTTGTATATCCGCCAATAAAGAAAGGCTCTGAAATACCACTCGGACCAGTCGGGCCAGTCGCTCCAGCCGCTCCTCCTGGTCCTGTGTAACCAGTAGGACCTGTCGCACCAGCAGCTCCGTTTGGCCCAGTATATCCTGTGGGGCCAGTTACATTAGAAGCCGCGCCATTGGGTCCAGTATAACCTGTATATCCAGTAGGACCTGTGGCCCCAACTGCTCCATTCGGACCTGTGTAACCAGTAAAACCAGTGTAGCCTGTCGGTCCTGTTACAGTAGAGGCTGCTCCATTCGGACCTGTGTAACCAGT